GCCAGTACCGCCCAAAGAGCGCGGAATAGACAGGCTGCGCGATTCGGATGGGAACCGGTGTAGGAAATCGGCTCGGACTGTAAACCCGATGGTGCCCTGGCGGCACGTAGAGGTTCGAATCCTCTCCCATCCACCAAGTTTGTAGTACACAGGAGAAGGGTATGAAAACTGACTTAAGTACAATCGCAATGATATTGGACCGATCCGGTTCAATGTCCAGTGTTCGCCAAGCAACTATCGATGGATTCAATGAGTTCATCGAAGGCCAAAAGAATGGTGCTGGCGATGCCAACGTAACGCTCATTCAATTCGACACCGATAATCCTTATGAAGTGGTGTTTGAGGACGAGCCGGTCAAGAAAGCTCCTAAACTTACGGCTCATACTTACGTGCCGCGCGGCGGAACGCCGTTGCACGACGCTATTGGTCGCACAATTACCGATCTTGGCACCAAGCTTTCCAAGATGGTCGAAGCGGAACGGCCTGGCAAGGTGTTCGTGGTTATCATGACGGACGGTCTGGAAAATGCGAGTCACGAGTATTCAGGGCCGAAAATAGCGGAAATGATTAAGCACCAGCGCGATAAGTACAAGTGGGAATTCATTTTCCTTGGCGCTAATCAGGATGCGATCTTAACAGGCGAGCATCTAAATATTCCGATGGCGAATGCAGCTACGTACGCGGCAACGGCCGGTGGAACCCACGCCGCATTTGTAGCAACTGGTCGGAACGTTAATTCAGTAAGAAGTGGTAAAGCTGTACACGCCAGTTACAGCATTGGCCAGCGCAAATCATTACTAGAAGAAGATGAAGACGATTTACTGAAGCCGAAGTCTAAGAAGTAACCGATTTTGCGGGGATGGCGGAATTAGGCATATACTTAGGTGTATGCCAACTTCCATCATCCAGTTCCATAAATGGCGCAGGGAAACAGAAGCACGCCTAGGCGGCAAATGTGCCCGTTGCGGTTCGGTAATTAATCTTGAATTCGACCATATCGATCCGGCAACCAAACTTTTTTCTATATCAGGATCATGGGGCATTGCTGATAAAGCGGTCTTAGAAGCAGAGATTGGAAAGTGTCAGTTACTTTGTCACACTTGTCATCGTTATAAAACGGACGGAGAAAACTCTGCGCGATTTAAGAAAGATAGAACTAAGTGCCACGGAACACTGTCTCAGTATTTTAGGTACAAGTGCCGTTGTCAAGCATGTAAAGATGCGTACAGAGAATACAGGTTAGGTAGGGGGAGTAGATCGTCCGGCGCTACTGTACGTGGTATTTATGGGCAAGAAGTTCCGCATGGATCAAAAAGATCGTACAGCAGAGGATGCCGATGTACTGAATGCAGAAAGGCAAATGCGATCTATGCCCTTTCTGTAAAAAGAGGTAAGAACATTTCTTGTACAGAACAGATTGCCCGATTAGGCTAACTGGCAAAGCCAACTGCCCTAGAAGCAGTGATTATCGGTTCGAATCCGATATTGGGCACCAAGTTCCGTGACGGTCTTCGGCCGGGAGCCGCGCTGCTCACACGAGCAAGAGGTCGCCGCCAAAGACGTCCCTCCAAGGTGTTTTACGGCGCTCGGATCGTCACGGTAAGATTTCTGGATAGTGCTTCCTGAAAATGCTAAGCAGATATCTCAGGAGGCACTTACACATGGGAGTAGGTTTCATTCTTTTGGTGGTAGCAGCGGTTTGTTGCACGATTGCAGGGTTTTGGGAGTACGGCTCCCCTAATCCTTACGGGTTCCGTCTAGGATGGATCGGCATCGCGTTCTTTATGTGGAGCCTTGTACTCGGCGGCGCTGCCGTTAATTCATTCCATCGATAAAGTTTGCGCTGCTAGCCCAACGGCAGAGGCAACAGACTTAAAATCTGTACAGTCTCGGTTCGAATCCGAGGCGGCGCACCAAGATTCACCGGAAGCTCAGTGGCGAGCGGCACCCTGTTAAGGTGATGGAAGTAGGTTCGATTCCTACCCGGTGAGCCATTTATGTTATAGTAGCTAAATGGACGAAGTGCGAAGGTTGGGTCCGTACTTTCACAAGAAGCAGGGCTACAATTACTTCGTCTATATTTGTCCAGATGGAAAAAGGAAAACAGTTTACGAGCACAGAGAAGTAATCGAAAAGAAAAATGGAATAAAACTTGATACCAAGCAGCACGTTCACCATAAAAATGAAAGAAAAACAGATAACACTGACCTGAATTTGGAAGTGCTTTCTGCTAGTGAACACGCAAAGAAACACGCAGTTCCGCCAAAAACAGAAACGTTAATATGTACCTTTTGCGGAAATAAATTTACCCGGCGAGCTAGAAAGATTAACCGTTCCAGCCAGCCGTATTGCAGTCGTCACTGTGTTGGTTTGGCGAATGCGCAGCGCAGTGGATTCAAGGAAACGCCGATTAGGCACGGGATACTTTCTTCGTATTCATATCGCGGCTGTAGATGTGAATTGTGCAGAAAAGCACAGGCGGATGCGCACAGGAATTATTACCGAAAGAAAAAGAGTTTGCGAGTGTAGCTCAGCCCGGATTGGAGCGCTTCACTACGAATGAAGAGGCCGCAGGTTCAAATCCTGCCACTCGCACCATACTTTTGGCCTCGTGGCCGATTGGATTAGGCTCTCGTTTCCTAAACGAGCACAAACAGGTTCGAATCCTGTCGGGGCTACCAAAATGAGTGAGTGGATCGATAAGAATTACCGCCTAATAATGTTGGCGAGCATGCTTGTGGAATTAATTTTGTTGGCGTACATTGCTTTTAAGTAGGGCCGGTAGCCTAGCGGACGAGGCGCTTCCCTCCGAAGGAAGTCCAGGCGAGTTCGACTCTCGCTCGGCCCGCCATATAAGGGGGTGATGTGGAGGGACGAAAAGATTGGCCCAAAAGTGATACGGCGCTTAAAGAAGCAGGATACACATTTAGTGGCGTGGGCAAGTGCCAAAGTGACAAGTGCGGCGCAGAAATAGAGTGGTGGAAAACGCCGAAAGGTAAGATGATTCCATTAGATCCTGGCACAATGGAACCTCACTGGGGCACTTGTCCAGATGCCAAAAGTTTCAGGAAGTAACGCGCTGCTAGCCCAATGCAGAGGCAACTGGCTCAAAACCAGTACAGTCCCAGTTCGAGTCTGGGGCGGCGCACCAAGTTTGGGGCCTTAATTCAATTGGACAGATGCTTTCCTTCTAAGAAAGCGACAGGCGTTCGAATCGCCTAGGCCCTTCCAGTTTCGTGGGCGTACCCAAGTGGTAAGGGAGAGGTCTGCAAAACCTTTATACGTCGGTTCGATTCCGTCCGCCCACTCCAATATGAGGATGGTACTGCGGAATGGTCTGCAACTAGGTTTGAACCCTAGGGCAACCGAAAGGTTGGGCGTTCAATTCGTCTACCATCCTCCAGATTGTCTCAATTAGGATGTGGCCATGTAGCTGGACGGTCGAGCATCCGGCCGATTACCGGACGTACACAGTTCAATTCTGTGCGTGGCTACCAACCCACCTTAGCTCAGTAGGAAGAGTTCCGGACTGAAAATCCGGCGAGCAGCGTTCGAATCGCTGGGGTGGGGCCATCTTTTAGTTTGACGTTGCTTGCTGTTTGTTTTATCCTTCCTGAAGCGATGTAACTCAGCGATTAGAGTGCCACTCCTACAAAGTGGAAGTCGTGGGTTTAAATCCCACCATCGCTACCACATTCGATGAAAACAGCGCTACAAATGCAGTCCTTTGATAGTAAGGCCAAAGCGCTTGGCCTTGAATGGAATAAGGCGAATCAGGCCAAGAAGATTAGCGAATTTGAATTGCGCCAAAAATTTTGCCTGAATTGCAGAAAAAGAATACCATACAGTAAAAGGCGTAATGATTATTGTGGACACAGTTGTGCTGTTTCGGTGGCCAATCGCGGAAGATGCCGACACGGTAATGCAAAGGTAATGTTGCCATGCAAAAACTGTGGAGATCAGATCGCCAGCAAGAGGCAGTTATGCTCGCAGAAATGCTATTCTGGGTTTGTTTGGTCGAGGAATATAGAATACATTGAAAATACCGGATTGATTCCAGGTGGAGTCGAAACTTCGAAGGTAAAGTTTGCGCGTCGTTATTTAAAGCGCATTTTTGGATGGAAATGTTCTATTTGTGGAACCGAGGAATGGATGGGGGAAATTATTTCTCTGATTTTGGATCATATCAACGGTAATTCTGAAGATTGGTCCGTACAAAATGTTCGTTTGGTTTGTGGTAACTGTGATATGCAATTGCCAACTTATAAGGGTAGAAATAAAGGGAAGGGCAGGGAATGGCGGCGTATACTTGAGGCGAAGAAAAAGGCCAATATACGCAACATTGCACTTGGACTTTCAGCGTAAAACACTACGCCGAGTTAGCTCAGTGGCAGAGCATCGCATTGGTAATGCGAAGATATTGGTTCGATTCCAATACTTGGCCCCATACTTGGCTGGTAAGGCGTGGCAGGTTAGGCCAGGCATGGTCCGGCGAAGTGGCGCTCGGCGTGGTTTGGCTTGGCAGGTGAGGCCAGGTTCGGCACGGCAGGCGATTTACGGTGCGGAGTAATGGGTTCGTAGCTTAATAGGAAAAGCTTCCGACTCTTAATCGGAGGAACAGAGTTCGAATCTCTGCGGACCCACCAATATTTTCTCTGGACATGGCTGGTTTAAAAATACTCTAATGACGACGGAACGGCGTAGGAGCGTGTGAAATGGGATTCAATCACCGAGATCGCCAAAAATTAAACAAGATAGAGCACCTGGTGTGGAAGCTCTATCGACATTTCATTCCGCAGGCTCCTGACAGCGTACAAATTAATCAAATCGTCAAAGGAGCAACAATTATGAGCATTACGGGAACTCCAGCAGGTGGACAGAGCACTTTCGAAGCAGATGCACTTCTTTCGGGAATCGCAGATCCGGCAGGCTTTCCGGCAGGAACGGTCGATACATGGACTTTCGATGACCCGCAAGCCACTATCGGTCCAGATTCCGGCCCCGACGTGAATGAAGCTGGGCTATTAGACCAAGTAGTAATCTCGATCCCAGCAAGCGACACGCAGGGCAGCGCACCGGCCGGTTCGCCAGGTAGCTACAATTTGACCGTTTCCGTGCAAATGCCAGCGCCAACGAGCGGTCCTAACGCTGGAGTTGTACCAGCGCCATTGACCAATACGGTTAATGTACCGATTACTTCGCCTTCGGTGCAAGTTCCAACGGGCGTCGTAATTAACCAAGTTGCATAAGACAGGCAGGGCTAGGTCAGTGGCAGACCGGCGCACTCGTAACGCGCAAACTTCAGTTCGATTCTGAAGCTCTGCTCCATCTTTTTGTTTTAAAAATCTTAGGAGGACCAATGGAAGCGAAAGTTGCACACGAGGCGGAATTAAATGATTTGGAAACGTTCGTAGCGGGGCAACCAAATGACTTTCCAGGCTCGCCGATGCGCATGTACATCAAGCGGCGCAAAGAAGAGCTTGGCATCGCGTTCGCGGAAAAAGTTAAGCTTTCTCCGGACGATCAAGCTCGCATGGATGAAGTTGACGCGTTGGAAGCTTACATGAACGCGCACGGGATCGGGAACGATAATCCAGATCAGCCCATGCGTGCCTATGTTCGCCAGCGCCGTGCGGCCCTTTTGGCGGTTCCGGCTAAGGCAGTTGGAATGCCTGGACCGTTTCTTGGCAAGGAAAGGCGTTTTCATGTATTGCCTATCCCAGCGCCAGGAGTTGAAAGACGCCATGCGATCAAGGCGGCAGTTCCAGGTCCGGCACCAAAACCAGTCGCAGTTCCGGCAGTTCCAGTAGTTCCGGTCGCCGCACAGCCAGCGTTTACCCCTGTTGCCGGAAAGATCGCGCATGGACAATTGATTTCCATTGGCGATGCAACGCCCGGCGTAGTAATTTATTACACAACGGACGGATCTCTACCAACGGCGAACGGGCTAAGTACCAAGACTTATGTTGCCCCATTTACTTTGCCGGAACCGGCAACGGTGAAGGCGATGGCAGTTGCACCTGGCTATGCAAATAGCCTAGTATCAGTTGCTTCGTACAGTTACTAACGACAGCCTCGTCGTCTATAGGATAGGACATCCGCCTCTCTAGCGGAAAACGCCGGTTCGATTCCGGTCGAGGTTACGCCATCCAAGCGCCCATAGCTCAACGATAGAGCCACCGGCTTGTATCCGGTAGACATGGGGTAAGCACCTATTGGGCGCTCCATTTTTGGGCCGCTAATTCAATGGCAGAATCGCTGACTTTTAATCAGTTAATCGAGGTTCGATTCCTCGGCGGCTCACCAAATCCCTTGGAGGGGAAATAGCAATGCGTTGGGATATGAACGAAGTAATTGTTGAGACTGGCCGCAGTGGTATGCGCGAAAGGAAGGGTGAACTACGGGTCATCCAAAATTACGCGCGAACGGAAGATTACGAAGGATTCCCAACCCACGAGTCCATGAGTCGGCACCGCTATAGTTCTTGGCGGTCGATGGGTGACAAGCTTAATCCACTTCGCCGATATCTCAGGGCGAATTTGGGTCGCAAGTGGGACGATGTATATTCCGAAATCCGCGCAGTAAACGATAAGCGGTCCATTCTTGGATTTCACCTTCTAACTCACCTTGCACAATATATCGATCTCGGAAAGCCGAAATACTGGCGCAATCGTTTCTTTGAAGACGAGAATGGAATCCTCCGTGAATACCCCACAAAGCCTTGGCGCACACGCAACCGTGAAGAGTTAAGGCTACGGCCGGTCGAAAAAGTGATTATCAATGAATCGCGCTATTACGAGCTTCTCAAGGGTGTCTGGTTTCGCTACGATGCCCGTATCATTCGTTATATGGTTCCTGAGTTCATCTTTTGGAACGGCCGTGTTAAGCCTGCTCATGAAGTGATAGAGACAGTCTGGGATAAGAAGCAGGCCAATAAGAAAGAACTGCGCGTTGTTCGCGATATGGCCGGTAAGGGCATCAATGTGGTCCGCGCAAAATAGATAGATATTAGCCTTGACAGGATTTCTCGCTTGCTGTACATTGTGGACATGACATAGATAAACGAAAAATACGTTTTTATCTTCATTCGCACCGACCTTCCATTTGAGCAGCAAATTATCCAGTCGAACCATGCTACTTATCACATGGCGTCCCTTACTTATCAGGACGGCACGCCGAATATTGTCCTAATTGGGATGCCAGACCTCGCCGCGCTTAAGCGCGTCCTGGCTAAGCTACGTGCTAACAATATCTTGCACTACCCTTGGACCGAGCCTGATTTTAATTTTGGGCTGACGGCGATTGCAACTGGTCCGCTGTATGGAGAACAGCGTGAAATCCTTAAAAACTACAGAGTTTATTCGCCCGTAGCTCAAAACACAGAGCGCCCCATTCTAAACGGGGAGTATGCAGGTGGAACCCCTGCCGGGCGAGCCAATGCGGGAGGCACGGCTACTAGTGCGGTGCGGCCTTGAGTGGCACTCCCGCTCCAATTTTGCCTAAGCGTGCGTAGCTCAATGGTAAGAGCAACGGTCCCTAAAACCGTCAGAGCAACCAGTTTTAACTGGTTGGTTGGGAGTTCAAGTCTCCCCGCACGCTCCATCCCAAATTATTTTAAAATACCGCTTGCAGTTGATTATCTCTCATGGTACAAAGTTGTTCGGCTCCACTAGGCGTGTATGCCAAGGGTCGGATGGATTGGGTTACCCCTACATAGGACAAATACCCAGTCCGACTTTTTATCTTTGGCGACGATTTTAGCGTGGGTCGGAAGAGAATGGTTACCTCGGAGCCTCCAGCACGGGTTCGATTCCCGTACTCGCTTCGGCGAGTTAGTTCAGTGGCAGAACAGAGGCATGGCGAAAGCCTTTCCGTTCTCGATCTTTTATCTACGCGTTTATTTTATTGAGCGGGTCGGCTTGAATTAGGTTACCTCTTGTAAAGGTCCAGACCGGTTCGACTCCGGAAAGTTCCACTTCGGTGGGACTTTAGTGTAACGGCAGCACGGAAAACCCTAGTTCTACTTTTTATCTGCTCAATTTTTTCGGACGGGTCGGAGTTGGATGGTTATCTCGCCACAGCAAGGCAGGACGCTCTACTGCGTAGCGTAATACGTAGGGCCTGGTTGTCGCCTTAGACAGCAAGTGGGTTGCGAGAAGCGCCTGCGGCCGAGAAATCGGTTATCCATCTGACAATTTTATCTGTCCACTTAATTTGACGGGTCGGATGTGCTGGATTATCGTTCAACTCGATGACTCCTGGAAACAGGAGACAGGCAAATTCCAGTACAAACTTTTATCCGTCATTATTAAACCTACCGGCTCGGTCCCCATTATAAGTTGGCATTTTCCATCACGGGAGGAACTACAATGGGCTATCTAAAGTCGCAGGTCCGCAGTATGTCGAACCCGCCACAAACAGAGCCTCTTGACGAGAAGCAAGTCAAGAACTCTGCGGGCGGATATTCGTACGCGGTGACGGACTGGGTCCGCTTGGACCGTTTCCTGATTCTTGGAAGCGAAGGCGGATCTTATTACGCCACTGAACAAAAACTAACCAAGGCCAACTCTGACGCCGCGCTCCGTTGCATCAAGGAAGACGGCGTGCGCGTCGTAAATCGCGTGATCGAAATCAGCCAGGCTGGACGAGCGCCAAAGAACGATCCGGCACTGTTCGTCCTAGCACTGTGCGCGGCTGACAAGAATGAGGTTGTTCGTGCGGCTGCGTTGCAGGCGCTTCCAAAGGTCGCGCGTATCGGTACCCACCTGTTCCACTTCGCAGAATACGTAAATGGTCTGCGCGGTTGGGGTCGTGGGCTGCGTAAGGCAGTCGCTAACTGGTACTTGGATAAGGACTTAAGGGAACTCCAGAACCAGCTAGTGAAGTACCAACAGCGCGACGGCTGGGGACATAGCGACTTACTGCGCCTATCACACCCACGTCCCATTCATAACGAGGATGTGGACGCTGCTTTTCGGTGGGCACTTGGAGCACCCACAACTGGACGGCGTAAGGTTGAGAAGTTTCCAAAGGGCCACAAAGACGCCGTAAAGACGTTCGGGTATCCGGAAACCAGAGGATATCCTTCATTGATCGCGGCGTTCGAGGAAGCCAAGAAGGCGGACACTAAGCGGGTGCTCGCGTTGATCCGCGAACACGGTATGACGCGGGAAATGGTCCCAACTGAGACGCTAACCAAGCCCCAAGTGTGGGAGGCATTGCTGGAAAAGATGCCCATGACGGCCATGATCCGCAACCTGGCCAACATGACACGCGTGGGCTTGCTTGCGCCAATGAGTGAAGCATCGAAGACGATTGCTTCCCGCTTGCAGGATCAGGATGCGCTCCGCAAGGCCCGCGTTCACCCTGTACAGGCGCTCATTGCGCTTTTGACTTACAGCGCCGGTCACGGAGCACGCAGTCGCGGCGAAGGATGGACTCCTGTTCAGAAGGTTGTAGATGCTTTGGACCAGGCGTTCTATCTAAGCTTCGGAAACGTGGAGCCAACCGGCAAGCGGTGGTATCTGGGCGTGGACATTTCAGGTTCAATGGGCTGCGGAGAAATTGCCGGATGTCCTGGCCTGACTCCGCGCATCGGTGCCGCTGCAATGTCCATGGTTACGGCACGAGTGGAAGGGGATTACCTAATAAAGGGATTCTCTCACCAGTTGGTCGATCTGAGAATTTCTCCGCGCCAGCGTTTGGACGACGTGGTGAAAATCATGAATCAGCCCGATTTCGGTGGAACTGACTGCGCTTTGCCGATCCTAGATGCCCAGAAAATGAAGACCAAGTTCGACGTTTTCTGTATCATCACGGACGGCGAAACTTGGGCCGGTGAAACGCACACAATGAAGGCTTTGCGGGATTACCGGAAGGCATTCAGTCCGGCCGCTAAGTTGATTTGCGTGAACATGGTTTCCAACTCAATAACGGTAGGCGATCCGGACGACGCAGGAGTACTCAATTGTATAGGTTTTGATACTTCTACTCCTAGTATAATGAGCCAGTTCGTCACTGGGGACTAGGGTGCTAGACCATAGCAGCGAAACACAACGTAGGCGTGCCAGAAAATACTGGGGGCGTAAAACGCGCTCCCAGCGTTTCTGGGACAAAGTTGATAAGAGCAGTGACCATTGGATTTGGATCGGCGCTCAAAACGGCAACGGTTATGGAATATTTTACTTTCGCGGCAGAAATCAATGTGCTCACCGAGTTTCTTTAATACTATCCGGTGTACGAATACCGAAAGGATTCGAGGCACTGCATAAGTGCGATATTAAGCTTTGCGTAAAACCAGACTGCCTGTTTATTGGTACCCAAATGGACAATATCCACGACATGATTTCCAAGGGAAGACAAGCAATAGGTCTGAAGCTCAACCATCCCCCACAAGACGGTGAAAATAATCATAATGCAAAGCTAACATACAGTAGGGTTTGTGAAATAAAGAAGCTCTTATCTTCTGGTGCCAGGCAGTGCGAAATAATGAAAGCTTTCGGAGTTAGCCGGGCAAACGTTTGGGCCATAGCGCACGGTAAAAGTTGGAGTTTTGCGAAGGAATAAACAGAAACGGGGAACTTTCCGGTTGCGGTCGGAGAGTTCCCCAGTTTCAAAGGGAAGAGCAGACGCCCCACCTTAGCAGTTCCATCCTTCGCTGTCCAGTCCCTATTCATAATTTTCGCTTGTAGTTATTTTCTGGCCGTGTTAAAACGCTTTCTCAGGGGGAATCCGAATGAGTTTCGACACCGCTGTGTATGAAAGATGTTGCGTTGGCAAAGAAATGATGGGTGGGCACAATATAGTTTCCATTATTACCGGCGAAGATGTAGACCTCGTGACCAAACAGATTGTTCATCGCTACGAAACCATCTGTAACCGCTGCGGTATGACTCTCACCGAAATGCAAACGCCTCCACCAATACCCAAGAAGACTAGGGCAAAAAGAAAGCCACAACTTCCAGAACAGGAGCCTGTAGATGAAACCAGCACTTAGTCCAATCATGGCACCGGACCTTGTTTGTATGACCTGCGGCCAGATAATGCGCCGGGAAATCACCGTTCAGCAATCCAACGGCAGACTCGACAAGATTATGTATTCCTGCGATACGCCGAAATGCCAGTACACGGTTTCCATGACCAAGGAACACTCGAACGTCCAGGACGACAAGTACGTTCCTGTTCCCGCGCGGCCTAATCCATCGCCCGAAATACTGACTCCAGGTAAAGGCCCGGCCAAGCTAGCCGCAGCGTCTCCAGTTATCGTTACCGCGACAACTACCGTAACGGAAGAAGTATCAGCGGTGGTAGATACCGGCGATGATGTCTAGTCAAATTGACCAAGCTGTCTTCGGATTTCTGGTCGGCATGATTGCGGTCGGCGCTGTTGTGGTCGTTTATATCCTGCTTAAGGCGGTCATAGCTGCCACTGCGGCTATTCGCGAGCTAAACACCACACTTAAACCCATCTTCCAGAACGATGAAATCATTAAAGGCTTCCGCATGCTGAATGGTATTTCCGTCATTGCTTCCGGCATCGGCAGCCGAATGGATGCCCTAAACAGCACTCTAAAACTATTCACCTCCACGGTTTTTAGTAACCAGCCCAACGCCGCCCCCGCGCCGCCCGATTCTGGTGGTGTTTTTGTGTATTCCGAAGAAGAGGCGGCGGTTACCGAGGCTACTTCTCGGCTACGCAAGCAGGGCGTAGAACTGGAAGAAAGGGCCGTTAGCGCCAATACGGACGACGAAGTAAGCCCGGTATTCTAAAAATTTCTTGATCTCCCCCTCAAAATAAGTTCACTATCCTCGCGTGGTAACACGCGCATACATCGAAGTTTCTCCCGTCCATCGTAATCGCTACATCCGCCACGAAATTCTTGGGATGTCGTTAGAAGATATCGCCAAGGAAGATAATGTCGGACTCGGAACAGTAGTAAGGTCCATCGAAGTGGTAAAAATACAGAAGCATTACGTGGGCCTCGAATCACTGGAAGCGAGCGAGTCTGAGATTGTCGTTAATCTGAAAACCATGAAGCAGAAAGCCATCGAACGCGCCCTTGAAGCGGAAAGGAAAGTTTATGTAGAAAGCGGCCCGGATGCTGGCGAGGTGCTTACCGTTGAGCCGGATCACGAAGTGCAGCTAAGGGCCGTAGAAAGCATCACCGAAATAAGTAAGGCAGTTCTATCCCGCCATGCAAAAGGCAACTCCCAGACGGTCAATGTCGGCGTAGGAGTCGGCGTTACGAACAATTTCACTAGCTTTGAAGACAGGTTGCGAGATGTAAAGAAGAGAATGGAAACTCCGGAGAATGGGCTTCCTCCCGCCGTTATCGACATAGCGCCCGAAAAGGCCGCTAATGGAAATACCACGTAAGGACCGCACGTTAGACGAGGCTATCCAAGTACTAGACGGCCGCTTCGATGAAGCTGAAGGCGACGTTAATGTTGCCTACCAGCTTCTTTCCAAGTACGAGCTTGATTTCGTGGACGAAGAAATCAGGAAGTGCCTGGATTTCCGCTATTACGCCGAAAACTACCACATCATTAACAGTAAACACAAAGGAATCATGACGCTGTATCCCTTCCTCGAAAGCCAGGAAATTTTTTACGAAAAAATAGTAGAAATACAAAGAACAGGAAAGCCGGTACAGGTGATCTGTCTTAAGGCCCGCCAATTGGGCCTATCTACTGTAAATGAAGCGCTTATTTTACACAGAACGATTTTCAACGAAGTCTGCAATTCAATCATCGTGGCCCAAGATCCCGGTATAGCTGACTGGCTTTTCACTATGTCCCGTCTGGCCTACGACTGCTTACCGTGGTGGTTACGCCCGGAACGCCGTTATGAATCCAAGGGGCGGTACTTAGAGTTTGATCGGCGTGATGATGTTATGCGTATGAGCAAGCCAGGACTACGTTCCATGATTCTAGTAGAAGCAGCAAACAAGATGTCCGGTCTAGGGGTTGGAAAGTCATTCAAATGTGCTCACTTGAGTGAAATTTCAAGCTGGCCGGACGCCAAGGCGCTTTCTGAACAGCTTTTCCCTTCCTTTTCGAATACTCCGGACCAGATTGCCGTGATGGAATCTACTGCGCGAGGCCGCGATAACTTCTTTTACGACCTCTGGAAGGCTGCTTGGGAAGGGAATATAACCTGGACTCCTATATTCATAGAATTTTTCCGCCTAAAACAGTATTCCATTCCTATCACTGCCGGAGCTACCTTCGAGCGCACTAAAGATGAAGAAGCTCTGGCACACAAGGTCCAGGAAGCCACGAAAGTGGCATTGACTGACGCGCAACTGAACTGGCGGCGCTCGCAAATGCAGATTTCCAGGACCCTTAATCGCGGTGATGATTCCAGTTTCTATCAGGAATACCCTGGGTCTACATGGATGGAGGCATTCCAAGGTTCCGGTATCTGCGCGTTTAACAAGCGCAAACTGCAACTGATCCTGGAATCAACCTGTGCGCAGCCAACCTATTACGGCGAGATAGAACTAAAACAAAACAAAGACGCCAAGTGGATTTCCGAGCCGCGCCTTACTGAAAGGAAAAAGGGAGAAAAGGCACCTCCGGCAGTTGATTATGGTTCGCGGTTATATGTCTGGGAACAGCCCGAAAAAGAATCTACTTACATCATCGGTGCCGACGTGGCGCACGGAATCTACGGCGGAGATTTTTCCTGTGCTCAAGTGCTTAAGATTGGCTACGGACCACAGCCGGACGTACAGGTTGCGGAATGGCACGGATGGATAAATCCAACGCCGTACGGGGACACTATCTGCGCCTTGGGCTACTGGTATAACACTGCCATGATTGCAGTTGAATGTAACGATGTGGGCCAGTCCACCAATGCCCGCGTTATGCGTGTTTTGGAATACCCTAACCTGTTCAGGTGGAAACACTACGACAAAATCAAGAATTTCATGACCGATTTCTTCGGTTGGTACACCAACGTTAAGACTCGCGATTTGATTATCGCCAAATTCCGCGAATTTATTGACGACAACATGATAATTATTCGCAATGAGGACCTGATCGATGAATGCTTCGACTTTTCATCCGTAGATGATAGCCGTTTCGAAGGACAGGCTACTAAGGATGACCGTGTTTTTGCCATGATGATTGCCATTTTCTGCGCCCACGACGCGGAAGGCTGGAGCAGTGACGGCGGCAATATCATCAAGACCCCACCGAAGAAGGATCTGCCGAAAGACAGGGACTTCAATAATACCGATTTTAGCCATCTGGAAGACCCAAAAAGAGAAGGCCGGGTTCACCCGAATGAAGACCCGCCAGCAGAAGTCAGCATGCACGAAGAAATGTACGCGTCGAGCGGCGACGACGATGGGTGGAGAATTTTATAGGAGAGTGGTATGCCACACACAGGTTTAGCTTGTCCCACTTGTGACAAAGAGCTTATGAGCGGCGGCCAGGGAGTGTTTGGATATACCTGCGGCACGCATACTTTTAGTGACACGGAAGCGCTTTTGGCCATGAATCCTCGCCGGATACCCATTGCTATGCCAATTCGAAAGCCGCAAGACGGTCTTGCTGAACTTCGACTATCAGTTCCGGCGAAGCTGATTGAAGCTCTGAGGGAAAAATTCAAGGACAGACTAGAAGCGGCGGCAACCGTTATTTTTATAGCATTACTTGATGCCGGGTCGTTCATTGTGACAGGCTTCGATGTGGAAAGACTGAAGGACCTATTTGGCCAGAAGGTCGATAACTCTGGAAAAATGATCGGCCTGATTTACAGCATGAAGACCGAGCGCGACGAGGCTAGAAAAGAAGCGGAAGCGTACAAGTCCAATGTAACCAGTGGCGCACTGAAGGCTGAAGTGAACAACATAGAAGGTAGCTTCGTTCAAGTTTCGTTGCGGCTAGAGATTGAGGACTACATGGCCATCCAAGGTAAGGCCAAGTTCAACAACGCCTCAACGCCTAATTATATCGTTGATGTTATCAAAAACGCTCTACTGAACAATTGGTTTTGAAGGAACGTGAATGGCTGACGATCAGTTTTTCCCAGAACTCGTAGGCGTAACTTCGGACCCAGAATCCGGCACTATCGGCTATGTTGGCGGGTCCGAGCAGGAATATGCGACCAGGACGAGGTTGTGGCTGGAGTCCGCGTACGAAGAGGCTACCTACGAACAGTCGCAGAACGAGGAAGTCAAAAAGATCGATAAGTATATTGAATATATCATGGGCAAGCAGTGGCCCTCACGCCGTCCGTCTTACCGATCTTCTCCCATAAACAACCGGATCTGGCGGTTATTGTGGGAGCTTGTCGCCATCATGACCGACATCCGACCCATCTTCCAAATCAAGGCGACCAAGGAATCGTACGCCAAACCGGCAGAGATGCTTAACAAAGTCACGCGCTCATGGTGGCTTACCTCTGATTCCGACATGGCGTTGGGCAATATCATTCTGTATGCAATCCTGACTACCGGCTACGGAAAGCTAACCTGGAACAATGAACTACGAAATGGGCAGGGAGATTTAGAGCTTCAGCCGCTCGGCCCGCTCGATGTACTACCACTAAAACCGCGCCATACCCTTCAATCTGCGCAGGCTGTGATTTACAAATCGGTGATGCCGCTAGGCTGGTTCAAGCAGAAGTTCGGTGCGAAGGGGGCGCTGGTTCAGTCTGACCCTGGTTTTTCACGGTACGCGACTTCACCGGGCCGTCCAACACACATCCCTTCGATGATTTTCGATGCGCTAAGCCCGCAGATGCAGCGCAAGATCGGCAGTCCGGAAAGGATTCAGGACAGCGCTTATCCCACCGCGCTCTATCGTGAGTTCTGGATCAAGGATTGGACGTTCAATGAGAGCAACGCGCCCGTAACTATGGGCAGGCCGAAATCTAACTGGTGTTATACCGTTCCGCCAGGCAAGAGACTCTATCCGCGCGGTCGTCTGATTGCGATGGGTGGACGGCACATTCTCTATGACGGCCCGAATCCTTACTGGCACGGACTATTTCCGTTCGATGTTCTGCGTATGAACGTGGTGCCGTGGCAATTTATGGGTTTATGTTATTCATCTGATACTGAAGTGCTTACCAAGCGTGGTTGGATTATGTTCTGGGAAGCAAGAGAAGATGACGAATTTGCAACGCGCCAAATTGGCACCGGTAAATTTGAGTGGCAGAAAGCAGTTCGTTTCACTAATCGGCCATATACCGGACGAATGTACAACTTCAAATCGCGCTCAGTAGATTTACTTGTAACCCCAGAACATAAAATGCTGGTTAACTGCCTGCCGCGAAAGTTAGGTGGTAACAAAAAGCGTAGTGGTGAAACCTCAATAACGGCCGCTGAATTAGCAGCATTTGGAAACCATCACACAGCCATACCGCAGACTTCTACTTGGGACGCCCCGGACATTGGCGAGAAAGTTTTTAGGACGGGACATTATTACAATAAGCCGGTAACTATGAGCGGTGATGATTACTGTGCATTTATGGGAGCGTACCTTTCAGAAGGTTGGTGCGATAAGAATTGCGTAAATATATGCCAATTTGAAAAATCAAAAGGATACGAGCCGTACCGCGAATTACTGGCGAGAATATTGAGCAAAGAACCACCTAGAAACAAGCACGATTTTTATATTCCTAGGCGCGGTTTAGTTAAATTCTGTAAACAGTTTGGCTTGAGCCATGAAAAATATATTCCAGATGACATCATGAACGCTTCCACTCGCCAGATTGGAATATTTTTCAAGTTCTTTATGCTTGGAGATGGAAGCTTAAGGAAAAGAACCGCAGGGAAGATTCGTTCCGGAGAAGAATTCCGGCAAAGACTGTCTACGGTAAGTAAAAGGCTGGCGAATCAACTTCAGGAGGTAGTTCAGAAAATCGGGTGGTCTGCTTCTATCGTAAAGCGCACTCCGGAAACAGGGAAATGGAAAAACGGTAGGGTTGGCAAGGCGCGTCCAAGTTATGACTTAATTGTTCGCTATTCTAAGGATATGGCCGTTAAGTCTTCCATAATCGATTACGATGGAACGATCCACTGCGTTACTGTACCGAACGGATTTTTGTACGTTCGTCGTAACGGCAGACCGTCATGGTGTGGGAATAGCGACCTCGGCCCGCTAATTCCACTACAGGACATCATCAATAATATTCTTGCCGGTGTGCTCGACATGGTTAAGAAGGCCGTTAACCCTGGGTTTTTCGGCCCTAAGAACGCATTTACCGAATCCACTTGGGACACGATTGATTGGTCCATGCCCGGAATGCGGATTGGGTTTAATCCCATGACCACCATGAAGCCTGAATTTGCGCCTGCCGTGCAGCTTCCTAGCTTCGTGATGCAGTTAGGAATGATGATATCGAAGGAAATGGACCAGTCTTCGGGAATCGCTGCTATCACGGAAATGCTGAAGAAGAAGCAGGTGCCAAGCGGCGAAACGCTGGACAAGGTGAAGGATGCGCAGCAAACGCCGTTGCGTCTAAAAGGTCGTAATATTGAAGTGTTTCTGCGCAATCTTGGTACCCAAAATATCTCCAATATTTTTCAGTTTTATGACGCAGAGCGCAGATTTACCATGCTAGGAAGCGCTGGCGTTACGGATCAAGACTTCGATTGGGACCCTGGCAGTGCGGTTCCGGCTGGAATGAAGCCGGAAGATTTTGCGCGTTCATTTACCTTCACGATTGAACCTGGCAGCTTGCTAAATGCAAATCGAATCGATGAGGCGATGATGTTCGCACGCCTGCGTATGATGGGCGATCTGGACCGCGCAACGTTCTTCAAGAAACTTGACCTTGGACTGGACGTTGGACAAGTAGAGGCTGGCTTGAAACGTGAAGCGCAACAAGGAATCCCAATGCACCCGCCAAAGGGTAAGCAGGCTGCGGGCGCGGGAATGCCAAAGTGAACGGGTACTACCTAACATCGCCGGAAAGTAAAACACTCGTGCTTACCAAAGAGGTGTTCGAAGCTTTCGAAGAAATTATTCGCCGTTCGTCAGGTTCGGTAACCGTACAGTTTAGGGCCGGTGGAGTGGCCGGTGTAACGGTAACAAAAGTTTACAAGTAATCCTTGACAGTTGTTTTTAGAAAACCGAACATCGGGATTGAAAATTAAGGTTTAAGCCGCTGATCCAAGCTCTCCGGGAAACCGGAAACTGGCAAGCGATTCGGCTCTCATGGTTAACCCCGTGAGGGCCATTTTTTTTGGGAGAGCAAAATGTCGATACCAACCTGGTTAAAGGTTATTTCCCCGCTGGCAGACATTATCAGCGACGCGGAAGGCGGGGGTGGCGGCGGAAGTAGTAAGCGCCAACAGCAACCCCCTAGCTACAAGCGTGGTGGAAAAGTAAGAAAAACCGGCCTAGCCAGAGTACACAAAGGTGAAATGGTAATTCCGGTTGGACGCGGCAAGAAAAAGGGGCGCGGTAAGAAACGTTTTGGTAGCGGAAGGATGTAGCCATCCCCTGGACGAGCAAAGACGCAAAGCGCCACACGCGCAAAGCAAAGAGCGCGAAGTCGCAGCGACAGTGGTCACGTATTTCGAACAGCATGCTCGAACGTGGTGAATCGGAAGGGGCCGCTATCCGGGCCGCCAACGGGGTTATAGCCAAGCGGAAACGCGGCAGGAAGTCGGGCCGCTCATAGGAGGCAAGATGGCAAGGCGTGGAAAGAAAGGTCGTGGGTTGCCGATAAAACTCCGTGGCTTGACCGCAGGTGGAGGCAAAGGGTCCGGCAAGGGTGGTTTTTCGGCAATGCAGGCACCTACCAAGCTGAGCAAGCGTCACCGCAAGCTCGGTAGTGGCCGCAGTTAATTCCAGGAGGAATTGAAAATGGCAAGCATCAAGGAAAAATCTGAAATGTTCGAGGGGCACGGCGAAGATTCGAAGGCACCTTCCGTCAAGAAGGGAACCTTCATGCAAGTCGGCACTGTGATCCCACTGCAAACTAAGGCTTACAGCCCCAACAGCAAGAACGGCAGCGCGTCCGGGGATGAAGTCTAACGTCTCATTTGAGACAAAGGGGTAAGCGATGGGCAGTGCGCCAACTCTATCTCAGCCGCCTCCACAGCCGCCGAACGTAACGGGCCAGCAAGGCCAGTCACCGTACGCCGGATCTGCGGCCATGATGCAGAGCAAACTTCAGCAAGGCCAAGGCGGCGAGGTTAACCCACGCGGCGCATTGCTTCAGATGGGCGACGGAATCAAGAAAGTCCTCGATCAGATGGCCAAGATGGAGTCGGCCTTCGCTCCCTTTGCAGACCGTATTCGCTCTCTGATTGATGCCGGAATCGGCGCAATCAATTCGGGTGGGCCTCCAGGAACCCAGCCGAAAGACGGAGAAACCACTGGCCCGGCAAGTATGAAGCCGGATCAGAGCGAAGGATTCCCTGGTTAATTAACAACTAACACCGCAGCCAGCGCAGCCCTTTACGGGAAGCTGGAAGGGAGAAATAGGTGGCACAGCTAATTAAGCCGGTTGAAAACCTTATCGCTCTAATCACAGACGAGAACGATAGGAATGCTTTACGGCAGTCATTTGAAAAATATGATTTTTTACAACGTGCTGTTGAGTCAGACCTTCGCCAGCAGGATTACGACAAGAAAATGAACGAGGCGAAAGTGGAAGTCGAAAGGTATCAGCAGCAAGCCAAGAAATGGGATGACTGGGCAACTGAAAACGTTCCCAAGCACGACAAGCTTTTGAATATGTACAACGACCTCGAAAAGAAGGCCAAGACCCTGGAAGAAGAGAAGGCATTGGCGGTAGCGGCGGCGGTAAAAGACGCTGGCGAAGGCGCAAAAACGGTGGACCCGGCAGCTATTTTGAAACAGGTGGACGAAATAATCGCCAAGCGCGGTTACGTGAACAAGGACGAGATCCCGAAGCTTGTTGCACAAGAGGCCGCTAGGACTTCCAAGGAAGAAATCGGTAAGGTTCAGGACGCTTTCTTCAGAACCACTGTTCCAGGTGTAATGGCCGAAATGATGAACATGAACAAGCTTCAGTTCAACCACATGAAAGAGTTCAACGGGGAGCTTTTTGATACTGAAAAGTTCTCAACCTTCCGCGCGGAAAAGAAAATCATGGACTTGAACGAAGCTTACGACCGCTTTGTGGCCGATGCTCGCAAGACTGCCGAAACCGCAAAGTTGACCAAGGACATCACGGAAAAAGTCGAGAAGGAATTTGCCAGCAAGCACAACTTGCCCGGATCGGGCGTGCCTGCGGCTCCGGAACTTGGTCCGTTGCAGATTAACCGTTTGGGCAAGGCACCTACTCTTCCTGCGGATACGGAAATCGGCGACAACCGTGCAGCTTACGCTGCTGGGGCCGAGCTTCGCGCAGAGGGAAAATGGTAAAAATCGCGGTAACTGGAAGGCGTAACGCCGCAGCCGGGAATCGCAAGAAGTGACAGGCGGAAGGAAGCCGAAGCAGGGCGCAGCCGATGAGCCTGGGAACGTAACTTATAGGAGGATAAAGACTTGGCCTTAACTTATGACGACCTAACTAGCAAAACGAACAAGTTCATCGTCCCGAGGCTGGTTGACAACGTCTACAAGTCTTCTCCGGTTCTGACTCGGCTGCGAACCAAGAACATGGAGAGATTTGAGGGCGGAACAAAAATCACCCATCCGATCATGTACGCCCAGTTGAAGGGCGGCGCGTTTACGCGTGGCGGAACGTTCGACATCACGTACGTGCAGACCGACACGGCGCTGGAAGTTAACGTGAAGTACTACTACGTTAACGCCACGCTGTTCGGCACTGACAACGTACTCAACCGTGGTCCCGAAGCCGCAATGAGCTACGTAGAATCCAAGCTCGTTAACGCGGCCGGAAAGATGGCGCTTCTGCTGGGCACCGACCTTTTCCTCGATGGTCAGGGCACCAACAGCGGCATCATTAACTTGGACGGATTCCAGTCCGAGATTGACGACGGAACCACCTACACCAACTACGGCGGAATCAACCGCGCTGACATCGCCGCAGTCGGAACGGACAATACCGGTATCAACTCGTACGTGACGACCCAGGCCACGCTTTCCTTAGCCGCCGTGCAAACGGCCTACGGTTCCTGCTGGTTTGGAAACGAGCACATCGACTTGATGCCCACGACTCAACCCGTGTGGGATATTTTCTGGAATAAAATCCAGCCGCAACAGCGCTTCATGGAACAGGACA